TCTCAATGCAAAGATGGGTAAGAATTTCCCAACGAAATATAAGGTATAGATATGCTAAAATTCAAACAATTCATCTTAGAACGCAGAAGGGCAACACCACAAATCAAGGCATGGTTGGGTACTAGAGCAAAACCATATGAGTATTGGATGTCAAGACAGTTCACATTGCCATTTCCTTTATCTAAACCGATGCTTGATAGGATGCAGAATGTAGCAAAGGAAAGTGAAGGGTTTCACGTTACCGATATTGATGGCATATCCACATTGTTTGATTTGCAGAATAGTGCCAAATCTCTATCAGTCACAACTAAAATCAAAGATGTGACTGCTGGAATGTCAATGTTGGATGGTGTTGAAACTGCTGGTGGAATATTGGTAGAAGTCAAAGGTGATGCTTTATTCCAAGGAGATTTTGACATATTCAGTTCACCAGACAGTCAGGGTCGGAGATGGATTGACCTACACCAGTTTGCTAGGGAATTCATGCGTAGAACGGGTGATGGGAATTTCTTGCATAATTGGGATGTGATATGGAGAAAGACTATAATTGACCACGCAACTAAGTTCATAAGGAGCAATAACTCTGAATTGATTGATGTTTATCTTGCATTTGCCCCAGAGAAAGGATTTTCGTACCCAGATTATCTGTCTCATGCCAGTAAAAATCTGGATAACGCACAACTGTTTTGGGTTGGTGGTCAGGGGTACGTGGTTAAAGGTATGTCAAACGATGAATCTCTCAAAGAGAAGGGTATCGTTGATAAGATTGAAACGGTACATGGATCTAATCATCAGTTGGTCAAGAAAGCAAAAATGGCACTTTTTAGTTTAACCAAAGACTTGTTTGATAAGGCAGAAAAGTACTTCACAGACAATATTCTGGATTTCTTTATATTGGGTACGGAAGATAAGACATATGAGTACAACGAACATATAATGAGTAATTTTGAGATTCAGAATGTATATTACCACTACCTAATGGTGCAACCAGAGGAAATGAAAGATGCGGTGGGTAACAGGATGACCGATAGAGAGATTGAAGAAGGAAGATTGAATGAGGAAGAATTTGCTAAGTATTTCAAGAAATGGTTGTGATGGAACTCGGACATTGGACACTGGAAGATAAATATATATACCACCGAACGGTACGGATGAATGAGGAAATTCAACCAACTAGTTACTTTGGTTTCGTATATCGGATTACACGTAAGGATACGGGTAGGTCATATATCGGTAAGAAACAATTAGTGTTCACTAGACGAAAGAAAGTCAAGGGTCGAGTCAACCGAAAGCACGTCAAGAAAGAATCTGATTGGAAAGAGTACACTGGTTCTTGTAATGAATTGAACCAAGAAATTGAAACATTAGGGAAAGAGGGGTTTAATTTTGAGATATTAAAATTTTGCAAAACGAAATCGGAATTGGGGTATACAGAAACGGAATACCAATTCAAGGAAGATGTATTAACGGAACTATTGCCAGATGGCACTAGAAAATATTACAACTCTAATATAATGAACCGATGGTTCGCAAAGGATTAAGATCAGCATGAAGGTAGATCTTTCAAAATACGACGAAAATTTTGAACATTTAGAAACGGTAATTAGACATAAGCAGAAATCGAGAAATCGACTTAAGAACACGAATCGTGATCCCAATCGTAGGAAGGGGAAGGGGAAAAAACCAAAAACTTGGAGAGATTCTAAAAAAAGTTGAAAATAACCTAAACCTTTTTCGTTCCCATGCGTCTAAATAGGTGTCGGGTGTCGGTGAGACATTCGATGCCTATTTTTCGGCCCAAACGAAAAAAAGTTGAAAAAACTTCACTTTTAGCTTGACATTGGGTTGCCCAATATGGTATAATTAGTATTGTAGAAGGTTGAGAAATGGTCTTGACCGATTGAACAGTTAGATTATGGAGATGCAAAAGTGTTAGAAATTTACGGTCATTATGGATGTCTTAAAAATTCAGTGAAATCTAGTTTAAAAGTTAAAAAGGCAATTTTAGAATTGACCTCGCACGTTCAATTATCTAAATTATCAACTGAAACTTTAGAATTAATTGATTGGGCTAATCGGTTTGAAAAGTCACATGTGACTCTTGCTGGTACTGAGAAAAAAACTGGTCGTCGTTCATATTTTGAACGTGACCCAAAACTAATTTCAAAAGTTCGTGAATTACGCGAACAAGGGTTGACGTTTCGTAAAATTGCTCAAAAATTGTTCTCGTTGGGCTGGAAAACTAAGTCTGGTAAAAAATTCACAGGAGGATTTGTTTGCAAGTTGAATAAACAAGCAGACCTATTGGTTAAAAAAAAGTCACTTTTAGCTTGACATAGGCATACCCAATATGGTATAATATGTAATGTAAGGTTGAGAAATGGTCTTGACCGATTGAACAGTTAGATTATGGAGTTACAATGAAGTACAAAAAAGGTCAGTTAGTCAAATCCTCAGTATCTGAGGAAGTTTATTGGATCGTTAGTGTAGATGACAACATTTATACTGCCGAAGATGCATGGGGTGAAACCTATGACGATTTCTGTGATGACGATTTCACAGCATTGACCATTCACGATGATTTGAGATTTCGGTTACGTGCCGTAGATCACTAGGAGATATATAATGATTAGGTATTTGACAGGTATGGGTTTGGTTTTTGGTTCAGTTGGTGGTATGGAATTGACTAGTTTATCACCAATGGGTGCTTTGTTTTTTGGTATTATTGGACTGATGTTGGCATATTCACCAGTTAGAGATGGTAGTTTGGTTCGTTTAATCAATAAAAAAGTGAGGTAATAATGGACAAAGTTTTGGATAAATTCACTAAAGTTCTTATCGGTGTCGGGTTGTCTTTTTGGGCAATCGGTATCGGTATTGGTTTGTATGTCGGATTCAGTGTGATTGTATTGGATAAAGATTTCGATGGTCGCGGAAAAGTTGGCGGGAAACGAATGGAACGATTGGAAAAAATTCACAATCATTTACATAGAGGTTAATTTTATGAGTTGGAAAGCACATCACAAAGATGCATTGAAAAAACGATTTAATGAATTGTCTGATTATTCTCACTTGAAGGATCATGCTGATTATAAGAACTATGATAAAATCACTCGATTGACCATAGTGAAAAATATTCGTAGAATCTTGAAAAGGGGTAAATAAAAGACCTTTTTTCCTTGACAATGACATTCACCATATGTTATGATCTATACTGTAATGAGGTTGATATGAAAATCAAAAAACGAATTAAGACTTTGAAGAAATTGAAAAGTGCATCACTTGCACTGGATTTCAATTTGTTTGATGTGCTTCCAGAGGACGTTTTACAGAAGTTAGACCCAACTTTCAAACGTCCAACAATCGGGTTCAAAATAGTAGAAACGAAATTGGAGAAAGAGAAAATATGAGTGTTGTAACTGGTGGACATACTGCCAATTTAAATGGAAATGGTTTTGAAAATTCAGTTGAAGGTATCATCAACACCAAAACTGGATATTCTAGTATAGTTAATAGCAAGGCAAAAAGCAAGACTGATGTTTTAATACGTCAATACCCATACACAACCATGTACGGACATAACGGCCGTTTGGACTATATGTTGAATCATGGTGGAAAATCCTATTTCATCGAGTGTAAATTACAGACAGTTGCTGGTAGTGTCGATGAAAAACTACCTTATACTCTGATGAATATGAACCAGCATGATGGTGTGAAAATCATCGTTATTGATGGTGATGGTTGGAAAGATGGTGCAGTTGATTGGTTGTATGATGCATCCAAGACCACAGATGTTTTGGTTATGGATTTAGAAAATTTTGAAAAATTTATTGAAAAAAACATATAAACACCTAAACCTTTTGGGTAGTTTATACGTCTAATAGATCGTAAGGGGTAAGGGTTGCTGATGAAAAAAGTTGAAAAAAGATTCGGTTTTGGGTGTTTTTTCCTTGACAGCACCCTTTCCCATATGGTATGATCTATATTGTAAGGTTGAGTTTCAGGGTTCAAAAATTTTCACTTTAAATTATGGAGTTTCAATTGAATACAACAGTTAGTAAAAATCAAAAGTCAGGTTTGGCAAAATTGCTTGCCACTGAAAATATTTCGGTTCGTCACGAAAATATTCCTACTGCTTATTTCAATGTCAAGACTCGTACATTGGGTCTACCTAATTGGGATAATGCCAGTGCAGACGTTTATGACCTATTGGTAGGTCATGAGGTTGGTCACGCACTTTTCACACCTAGCATTGACCTTGCAAAATTGTGTGAATCAATCGACCCTAATAACGTACATGCAGTCAAATCATTTATCAACGTGATTGAAGATGTACGGATTGAGAAGAAAATCAAACGTAAATTCAGTGGTCTGCGTAAAAACTTCTACAAAGGTTATGCTGAATTGGTAGAACGTGATTTTTTCGGTACGTCTGAACGTTCACTCGATGAATACACATTCATTGACAGAATCAATCTGTTTTTCAAAGGTAATGGGGCATTTGACGTTCCGTTCACTGATGAAGAAAAATCAATCGTTAATGAAGTTGCCAGTTCAGAAACTTGGGATGAAGTTGTCGAATTAGCAACACGAATTTACAATGACTATTCGGATGATGTCGATAAAGATGCCATTTCCGATCAAGGTCTTGGTGAAGATTCTGAAGATGGTGAATACGGTGATGATGACATCACATCTGATGGTTCTGGTCAAGAAGAAAGTCCAGAAACAGATGAAACAGATTCCTCTGATGTAGAATCGGATGATGATGGTTCTGAATCAGGTTCTGATGATTCTGAAACTGATTCCGATGATGAAAATGAAACATTTGGCAAAGGGCATCCGAACCAACCAAGTGAGTCCGAAACACAAAAAGCATTTGATGATTCGGCCGTTGAGCATCTAACCGATGAAAATGCGTCTGAACCATTTTACGGTACAATTCCATCGGTCAATGCTGAACCATTTATTATTGAACAATCCTTGATTAGTTCTTGGTTAAATAGTAGTCGAGATTATTTGCAAAATGAATCTTTGCTCGATTCATATGAGAAATTCAAGTCTGATAGCAAACGAACTGTCAACTACCTTGCGAAAGAATTTGAACTAAAGAAAAATGCCCAACAACATGCTAGAGCATCGGTTGCTAAAACGGGTGTTCTGAATGTTGATAAGTTGCACACTTACAAATTCAATGATGATTTGTTCAAACGTGTGACCATCGTTCCTGATGGAAAGAATCATGGTTTGGTTCTTTTTGTCGATTGGTCTAGTTCCATCATTGGTAGTACATTGCCGATTGCCAAACAAGTTTTGAATTTGGTCTGGTTCTGCAAAAAAGTCAATATTCCTTTTGAGGTTTATGCTTTCACTGATAACGTAAATTTGCCTAACGATAGTCGGGATTACGTTGGTGCTTGTAATTACGATGATGGTGACATTACAGTTAGCAAGGTTCACTTGTTGAATTTCCTGTCAAGTCGTATTAAGACCAATGCATTCAATCGTGCATGTTTGGACTATTACACAGTTGCCTATCAAGCAGATCATGGTGGATATTGGTCATTACCAGAAAATTTGGTATTGAGTTCAACTCCATTGAACGATACGATTTTGCTTGCGCATGACATCATTCCAAAATTCCAAGCAAGCAATAACTTGGAAGTTGTGAATGCCGTTTTCCTGACTGATGGTGAATCTAATGGTCTGGATTATGTGGTTGACCGTTCACTTCCATCTGGTTTGAAGGGTTTCAGAACAGGTGGTTGGTATGGTTCAAATGAGAACAGTTACATCACTGATTCCAAAACTAAAATTAATTATGAGGTTGAAAATCGGTCTGGTGTAACTAATATCCTGTTACGTTCACTTCATGACAGACTCGGAATTAATGTGATTGGATTTTTCATTACAGGTGGTGGCAACGGTAAAAATGCCATTGTCGATAATTGTCTTGGTGGACGTTGGGGTTACGACCATAATGAACTAAAAAGGTTGTCTAAAGAATTCAATCGTAATGGTTCATTGGTAGTCGAAAAGCACGATGGATACAACGAATTCTACCTGATTAAAGGTGGTAAGGCATTGGATACCGAAAGTGACTTGGAAGTGGCCGATGATGTAAGCAAACGTGTTTTGACTACTGCTTTCAAAAAGCATTCCAAGTCCAAAACATTGAATAAAGTGATTTTATCACGTTTTATCAAACTAATTGCCTAATTGGGGCCCATTTGGGAAAAATGCAAAAAAGATGCATTTTTCCCTTGACAACGACCCAAAAATGTGGTATAATGATCAATGTAAAAGTGAGAAAAAGGAAAAAAATTATGTTTTATGATGATGATTTTGGTTTTGATGATGATTATGTCGATGACATTCTTGAACAATTCTTTTCTGATGAAAATGGTGTTGAGATAGTGTTGGATAGCATAATTGATGATGATACTCACATTTCTGAAATAGATGATGTGGAACCAACTGATGCCGATTTGGATGCAATTGAATCCGAATTGGGTATTGCTTCTGTATAGGGGATTTTGATAATGGCAAAACGAACGTGTTTAAAAGGTACGCACTACCTTCAACATGTATTGGCAATTGGTGTTCAAGTAGTACAGGATACAGGTTCTTTTGTGTCTAAGAAAGATGCAACGGAAATTTCTACTGTTGCTACTTCTGAAACAGTTACAGATATTTTATTGGCAGATGACCAAACCTTTGCCAATAGTGCAATCCAGAAACCAGCAAACAGAGATCTGGCACAGAAGATTTTTGATTTTGTCGAGAATTATTGGTGGAAGGGTTTCGGGAAAAATAACAATTCTGATTATATTAGCACCTTGAAGGGTGTATTTCAGAATAGTACTATCACCGATAATCAAATACCGATTGCCATTAGTGCCATTGGTGTGTATGATCGAGAGAAACAGAAAGAAGAAATCAAGGCAATTTATGCCAATTCGGAATACGTAGGAGAGTTGAAGAAACGTGAGAAATTCTTTCTGAAGGTGATTGAACGTAGGCAACCGAGTACTGGTGGATACCTCTATAAGTGTATTACCAGAGAACGAAATTTAGTGCATTTCTTTTCACGTCATGACTATGCAATTTCAATTGAGATAGGTGATTGTGTTCTGGTTAATGCTACTGTGGTAGAGCATAAGAGATCTGTATACGAACATGACAATAAGACAACGAGGATAAATCGAGTCACGATAATCGAGAACTATGGACAACCTAAAGCAGACAGTTAATCAGTATCTGGAAGGGCATTCCAAGCAATCCAGACCAACCGTTTGGGATATTTTACATAATACTCCATGCGATAACCAATATACGGCCCGTAACTTGTATAAAGAATGGGTAATTGAGAAAATTAAGAATAAGGATGAAACAGATGCCGTTAAGTCAGAAAATTCAGAACAAGAGAGCAAAACGGAAACGCAATCAGAGAATCAAGAAGTCGAATGCCAATCGGATTCACTCTGAACGGAAACGTATCACTAAGGCATTAGAGAAAGTAGCATATGCTAAGATAGACTATCCAGAGCAGTTGAATGAAGTACTGGAAAAATTAAACCCCTATGAGTACGGTAAAACTTGGGGTATTGGTGGTAATAAAGAACTCAGAGCAAAAATGGATAAGATTGTTGCTGAAGAAATTGAACGATTAGAACGTCCAGTATTGGACAATACCGATAGTGTCGGAAATATTAAATTTGGGGAGACTGAATAAATTATGAATGAAATTACAGGAATTTCTACCTACAAAAAATTAGATGATATATTCGTCAGTGGAAATGGTAACGAAAATCTGGAACATGTTGGTGGTCGTTCATCTGCACTAGAATTTAATGAACTCGATGAAATATTAGAACGTAACGTGTTAGTTACTGAATTTGGTACTGGTACTAATTTCGAGTCAAATACCAAAACATATTTGATAAATTTGGGTGAACTATTAAATAAGGTAGCACCTGTTACCAAATCCGAAATGGACTATCAACGTGAAAAGAGAGATATTGGTGCAAAGGAAATGGGTGAACTACATCAGGTAGTTTGTGAAACAGGACAAACCGATTTGGTTTCTTTTACCTTATGTTTAATAAAACCATTGATTGAAGGAATTGATGAAAAATTATCTGCGTTACGTGAAAGTGGTGAAGATAAAGAACTTGAAGAACTCTTGACTGATCGTTCTAGGAAGTACAAGGGTTACGTACAGGAAGGTATGAGGTATTTTATTCTGGATGGGCAAACCAGACTCCATAATTATAAGAAATATTATGGTGAATTCTCACAACTCAAAATCAAATACCCTGAGTCTACTAGTGATAAATTTTTTGTTGCTCATGACGGAGAACGAGAATTTTTTACTCTGAATGATAGAACATTTGACAGTTTGTCCAAACGACAGAAAATGGTATTTTATGGGGGTTTGCCTGTTGAGTTAAAAGTAATCAGTGCTACCGATTATACGACCCCTGCTTCTGCTTTTAAAATTGTTAATAGTGGAGTGACAGTTAGACTATCATTAACGGCAATCAATGGCAGTTTCAATGGTTTACGGAATCAGATAGAGGTAGTGAATCTGAGAGATGCATCGGATATTAGACCAGAACTGATAGACAAAAACCATGATGTGTATGAAAAATATTTTTATAGTGGACAACAGACACATTTGTTTGGTCAAATATCGAAGGGTATACATGCATTTTCCTATTTGGAATTAACCTATTTATTTGGGGATGAAATGAACGACCCAATAGCAGAGAAATTGAAAGGGAAGGTAATTTTTGCAGAAAATAAGGATAGTGGATGGACAGGGGTTGTAGAGGGCCCGATGGCAAATCCAATTTCAGTTTTGTCACCGAAAGCACTTGAGTCTTGGATTGATATTCGTACAGGAATGGGAACTGCAATGTTCAATCTTGAGAGAGATGGTAACTCATTTAGTTATGAGACATCTTCAAAGGTCAATGGTGTTTATTTTGTTGGTATCTTGAAGGACATGGATTACCTTAAATATGATTGGACAAATTTGTGTCAAGAATATTTGCTGTGGAATTATCAACGGAGAGAAGAAACCCGTTACGTGAAAGTTAGTGCAGTTCATTTACAGACAGGTGATATAAGGTATACTCAGGAAGATGTTGGTACGACAGATTACACAGACCCTAAGAAAAAAGATAAGATAGAGAGGTCTGAAGGTTATTGTTATTGGGGTTTAAACCAGTACAATACAAAAAACTTACAAAGTAGAAAGAATGAAATACAGTCTTTCATTAACGATAATATCGAAGATTGGAAAAAAGAGGGGTATTTAGTCTAGTATGAAGGTCAAATTGCCTAAACTTAACAATCCATTGACCGAATTGTGTTTAATTCGGGCATTCAACTACAATGCCATTTATGGTAGTGAGAAGAAAGATAAACGACACGTCAAGGATTACCTTGACGTGTTTGCGTCCACCGATGAAACCAAAAACATGAAAGGGGTTAATGAATATACGATTGATGGTGCAGTGGCAACAATGGCACTACTGGTATGTGAAGGGTATGAACTACCAGAGAAAACCAGAGTTAGATTCGATAAAGAGATAAAAAGGTTTATTGGAGAACATCAAAAGGTGGAAGTACCCAAGAAATCAGCCGCAATTGAGGATGATAACGAACCAAAATTCCGTAAGTTGACTCCACAGGAATTGGCCAGTAATGCCATTGGTGAAATGGAACATGAAATTGACCTGTTATTGGGTAACAATGTCAAATCTACCTTTTCAGCATACAACTATGTCAAAGGTAAGGAATTCAAACAAAATGTGTGCATGGAAATCAAGAAATGGTTTAAGATACTCCAGACAGAATTGAAGTATGTGTTGACCACTGGTCTACAATACAAAGATTATCGTGAGTCTTACGGGTTTTTGACCAAACCACAACAGAAACGATTCAAGAAATTCGTGGATGGTATCATATCTGACTGTGATAAATATATGAAGGAACGTAGGAAACCAAGACAAAAAAAGAAAGGACTTTCTACACAAGATTCATTTGATAAGAATCTACAGAAATTTATGGTATGAAAAAAATTGTACAGCATCCATCGACACCAAAGGAACTGAGGCAACCAGAAGAAATTGCCGAAAAACTCCTTAATGAAATGTGTCCACTGATGATCGAACTGATTGCTGATTGGGAATTTGATATACACAATGAAGATTTTGCCAGAGATTTTCGTATTGTGGTGGAACTTTTACGTTCGATTCTCTATGGGCAACTCGGTGTTAGTCATGAATTGCAAGTTGGTCTTGGTTCTAACAATCCTTTAAAAGAGGTAGAAAATGTAATGAAACAGCAAGAGGAAATTAAGGATATGCTCAATGTCAGTTTTTCCCCTGATTTCATTGTACCTACTACTACTGAAGATAATGACGATGAATAACAAAAGGATGGAACATTATTATGATTCTAGTGGACTACAATCAAGTGCTGATTTCGTCACTTATGGCACAACCACAATTGCAAAAACAAGGTATTAATGAAGATTTAATTAGACATATGGTGCTTAATTCCATCAGGATGTATCGAAATAGATTTCAACAGGATTTCGGTGAACTGGTGATATGTTGTGACAATCGCAACTATTGGAGAAAGAACAAATTTCCTCAGTATAAGGCACATAGAAAGAAATTGCGTGAAACTTCTACACATGATTGGAATGCGATTTTTGAATGCTTAAATAAAATTAAAGCAGAACTGAAACTGTACTTTCCCTATAAAGTCCTAGAAGTTTGTACTGCTGAAGCGGATGACGTGATAGGCACACTTTGCGAACATTTACATCATACCAGTGCCATTTTAATCCTGTCAGGTGATAAGGATTTCATGCAATTGCAACGATATGCAGGGGTGAAACAATATTCACCTATACAGAAACGATTTTTGAAATGTGACAACCCTGAGTCATTTCTGAAAGAGCATATCATGCGTGGAGATAAAGGTGACGGAGTACCCAATTTTTTGAGTGCAGACGACACCTTTATCACCGATTCCAGACAAACCCCTCTATCCAAAAAGAAAGTTGAATCATGGATTGACCTCGATCCAGAGATTTTTTGCTCTACCAATATGTTACGAAATTATGCACGTAACCAATTATTGGTAGACCTAACCAAAGTACCATCATCTATTAAATGTGAGATTATGGAACAATATACACAAACCAAACCATCAGACCGATCTAAACTGTTTCCCTATTTCATAGATAACAGGTTGAAAAATCTGATGGAACATATAGGAGAATTTTAACATCATGCAAAAATCATTACATGAAATATTTACGGAAGTTGACAAGGTGACATCGGTGTCCAAAAAAGCAGAGATTTTAAAGGACAATGAAAGTGACGGATTGAAGATTGTACTGAGAGGTGCATTTGATACAGGCATACAATGGTTAGTACCTGATTCAAAACCACCATTTGAACCTAACGATGCACCTGCCTATGACTTGGCTGATATGAAATTGCAATTGGAAGCAAAGAAGATCGGACGTTTTGCTACTTTCAATGGAAATCAAACTGCACAAGGCAAAGATTTAAGCAAGACACGTCGAGAGCAACTTTTCATACAATTGTTAGAAGGTCTACATACCACCGAAGCAGAAATATTGCTTAGTATGGTCAAGAAAAAATTGAACTATAAGGGTCTTACTGCCAAACTATCTAACAAGGCATTTCCAGAGTTGATACCAGAGGAAAGGATGGTGAAACCTAAATGAATAAAACTTGGTTCATTGACATCGACGGAACATTGGTCAAGCATCTTGAAAACAAAGAAATTGATGAAGGCACAAAAGAGGAACTTCTTCCCTATGTGC